AAACAATCCTCTTTAATATCTAATAATTCGTCTATTGGCTTAATACACTCTGAATCAGCGTCTACTGATACACCGCCATATTTGTAAAGAACTTCATAACTCACTATATCGGCAACTGCTGGATAAAGTTTTCTTTCCAAACACCAATCAATCAACTTTTGACATTCAAATCCCACTATATTCTGTTCATTCCATAAATAGAAATCCCATTTAGGATGCTTATTCCGCCAACTCATAATCCAATCTTTCGGGCAAGGTCTATCTCCTACCCATACCAAATGAAGTTTTTTAGGTATTACCTTGTCGTTTGTGATAGATTTCTCCTGTTTTTTTCCCATAATTCTTCCTGTTTATGTATAACTCGGGGAGATGCTTGATGAGTCATAACCACATATCTTAGAGCGTCTAATCCATGATTATATGCGTCTATTGGCGTTTCTTTCTGGTTTCTATCACTGCTTGGTTCATCATAAGAATACATTTCTAACTCGGATATAAGATTTATACATCTCTTATTGATTTTTAATTTGCCTGATATAAAGAGTTCTCTCACTCTTTGAATTCCTGCTTCTAAGCTTCCATTACCTTTCCACACTTCTTTAGTATTTACTCTATGATTTTTAAGCTCTTGTATTCCACCGGGACTTTCTGGATCAGGATATACTGCTTGGAAATTACAAGAACTTACATATTCCGCTATTTGAGCATCTGTTCGTTCTGTTTTATACCACTCATCTTCTACAAAGAAGAAATCTCCATTTGTAAATATATGTAATACAGCGCATGGGTTTTTAAATCCGAAGTCAATACCAGCCACCTTGATAAGTTCCATTTTAGGAAGTTTTTCATAAAGATGTAAACTCCTTTGAAACTCTTTATATACCAAACCTGATTTCTTTTGAAAACTTGCCTCATACTCTTGTAAAAATACTTCTTCTGGTAAAGTTGCTTTGGCTTGTTCTATTTCTTCTCTTGGTAAAAAAGGATTATCCCAAGAAGTAAAATGAAATGTTTTATATGTGCTGTCTACTAATTCTTTATTACAGAGGTCATAAAAATGATTAAATCCATTAGGAGTTGAGCCGAATAATACACTGCCTTTTCTGTCTGTTAAAGTTGGCCTTAATATCTCTTCCCAGTTGGACCAAAAGTTCTTCATAAAAGCCACTTCATCTATACATAAAAAATCAAATGCTTGTCCTCTTAAATTTTCAATACTTTCCCATCCTCTAAGTAAAATTAAACTTTCACTTCCTTGAATATTTCTAATCTTTAATTCTAATCGTGAATCATTAGTTGAAATTATTGCCCCTCTCATTTCTTTAAGTAGCATATCCCAAGCAATATCTCTTGCCTGTTGATAGTTTCTCGCTATATATGCTATGCGAGCTGGTTTTGAAAGAGCAATCCCTTTAATCTCCTCTATCATCAAACTGGTCTTTCCACTTCTTCTACCACATCTTAAAACACGGAACCTATGATTGTCCTTCGCTACTATCTTCTGTGCTGGGTGTAATAACATTGTTTTTTTCTGCTATATCTGAATCGATATGTATATTAATAATTTTGCCTTCTAATTCAATATTTTCTTTAGGCATACCATCTATATAAGATATAATTGTTTTCCAAAACTGATAATCACCATTTATTGCTTTCTCAATTCCTACATCAGCAAATACATCTGCTAATGTTTTTCCTTTTTCCTTGCTATATTGCTCTAATGCATTTAATAGTTTGGTCCTTAATGATAATGAACCTTGTGGTCTACCATTCGGATTTCCAGATACACCCTTAATGAATTGCCCTTTATTATTTCTCAAAACCTGTTTCTCTCCTGAAGGAGCAGGATTTTCTTGATTTTCTTTTAATATATCTACTTTTTGAGAGTCCATTCTTTTAAATAATTAATAACTTGTTTTAAATATCTCTTTTATAAAAACTTTTTACTTATGTTTTTTTTGAAATGATGGAACCCAGCCTGTCTTTCTTAGGGAACCATAAATATGCAGATTTGTCCGAAATAATAAATCCTTCTTTTGAAAGAAGCTCTTCAAG